TTTCCCTGATGCGATCTTTTTCGTATCTCGCACCTCATCCTTTAAGATAGCATTATAAACCACACCTCCTGTTTCACCCTTAGCAATCAAATGTAAAGAATCCACTATACGAGCTTGTAACTCCTCAACTGGTTCTCTAACCAAGTCTGGTTCCTCCTGAGTAATCGGTATGTAGTTAAATTTTTTACCAGGAAAACCATATCCTCCAGCTGTACTAGCATTGACTCTACGCGTGAACGGATCCACATTTATCCCATTCTTAGTAACGCCATTAATCGCAGCATCAACTGTCAATGGGGCAATTTCGGTAATACCTTTTTGATGCAAAAGGGTGATAAACCGCTCTACTAAAATGTCAACTACTTTTGAAAGTATTTGAGTATTCAAACATTTCTTCTGAGAAGCCATCTGTACTAATGCCACGTTATAAGGGGAAATATACGTCTTATTCACCATAGTAGGCATCATCATTGGTTTCCCAAAATTGATGTCTCTAATAAAATTGAATTCCTTATACAACAAGTCATCAATTTTACTTGCAATGGTGGTTTTTTCCAAATTGGATTTCTGACGTATGTTAATATTCCCTGGTAAACGCCCTAAATAACGCAATCCATGTAAAACTTCATATCGAAATGGTGATTTAGGGCAAGGATCCTTAAGGTCCAAATTCACAAGAGATTCAGAAAGAATTGGAAAAAGAGGAGCTTGTTTAGAAAGTGTCAAAATGCCATCAATTATTTCCTTCTTATCTAGGCGAACAGCATAACCACTTTCTAACAAACCACCAGCATGGATACCAACAAGACAACTAGTAATAGCTTTTTGGACCACCAAGGGTAAACCACAATCTCCTGGTTTATGGTCCGGAAAAGGATATTGCCATATATCTTGAACTGAAAACGTGGATTGAGTTTCCTTATTTGACATCAAACGAGATTCACGATAAAATCGAGATCTTCTTGAATCATTACAAATATACGAATTATACGATCCAGGAAGAATATCATTTTCTGTCAAATGATGGGTAATATCAATAAACTTTATACCACTCAAAAATACTAAAGTCTGATCATTTGATAATTTTAAAGTATTTTCCTTAGTGATAAAAGTATTTTGATAAACCTTATTCGTACTATCAATCCTATGTGTTTGAGAAACTTTCAGTAAAACTCGTTCCTCAGGTGGAAGTGAATGAGTATTAATCAAACACACATTACCTTTAAGACCAAGAATATATGTACGAGACTCATATGAGCCAACTATACGACACTGGCGCACATTAGACTGAACAAGCTGTCCTAATTCCTCAACACTTCCATTAAATTTACAAGGAGTAGGCAACTTATCCTGAATATTCCAAGTCTCAGTATTTT